CCTGGGCCACTGGCATGATTCTCACGATCAACGGTGGTGCGGTCCCAGGTATGTTGTACTGTAATTATAGTGCTGCTGGCACGTACTACATGAAGATTAAGACGGGAACAACCCTAAAAGGTACGACGGTCACAAATAATGGCCGACTCTTAGCGAACTCGGACGGGACTTGGGCCGGAACGACCGCTCTCCCGAACGACCGAACGTTTATCATAGATCTATTGGGTACTGCATATGTTGACCTAGCCAACCTAGATTGTAATCTTCGGCACACGGTCCCAACCAACAAATTCGTCACGACCTACGGGTCTGGGACTTTGGATACCGTGGTCAGCATCGCGTCGAACGTCATTACGACCACGGCCAATGCTCCAGCTAATACGACGCAACTCCGGCTGACGTGCAGCGGGGCGTTTCCCTCTGGGTTAAATGCCACGGACCTGTACTACGTGGTGAACAGCACCACGACCGGAAAAACCATGCAGTTGGCATTGCAGTCTGGTGGTACACCCGTAACCATTGGGGCACTAGGGGCAGTCACACTCAAGTTCTTCCAGGGCTACGCCTCTGGCTCGGCCACGGTCAGTTGCCTAGAAGATGTCTCTGCTGATGCTCCCTGGTCTACGACGAACGGTCTGGACTACTGCGTCCTGGCTGATATTGGCCCTGCGAATTACGACCAACAGCGAGTGGGTCTGGTCACGATCACGGGCGGAGCAACGCCTTCACTGGAACTTTCAACAGCGGTGGACTCGGCACAATATCCAAGGGCTCGTGTCTACCTGATGGCCCGGAACATCCAGTTGCGATCTGCCGGGACGAGTTCCAGTCAGGCCATAGTATCGGGCGGGACTAACTGCCACATTGGCGGTTGCCTCATCAACACGGCTGGGACCGGTACGACGTTCTACGGGTATGGAACAAACGTGGGTACAACCAACACGATCTCAGGCACGGTCTCCGGGTGCGGCAGCGGCGTCTACTACGGCTCCGGCCACACGATCAGCGGGACGGTCTCCGGGTGCGGCAACGGCTTCTACAACGGCTCCGGCCACACGATCAGCGGGACGGTCTCCGGGTGCGACAGCGGCTTCTACTACGGCGACGGCCACACGATCAGCGGGACGGTCTCCGGGTGCACCGACGGCTTCTACAACGGCTCCGGCCACACGATCAGCGGGACGGTCTCCGGGTGCACCTACGGCTCCGACTACGGCTACGGCTTCACGATCAGCGGGACGGTCTCCGGGTGCACCTACGGCTTCTACTACGGCTCCGGCCACACGATCAGCGGGACGGTCTCCGGGTGCGGCAACGGCTTCTACAACGGCTCCGGCTTCACGATCAGCGGGACGGTCTCCGGGTGCACCTACGGCGTCCGCCTCGGCTCCGGCCACACGATCTCCGGTGCCACCTTTACGGGCAGTACCTACGATCTCTATATTGTGCCGAAGACCGAGTTATTTAACACTATCATGGGTGGTACAACGGAGAACTATGGCTATAACACCAACAACGTCCCGTCCTGGTCCTACGTAGAATCATACGACCACGGTGGATCTGCCAACACCTTTAAGTCCTGGACGAGAGGCGGCATCACAGTTTCAGATACTACGCCTGCCAGTCTACCTACTGGGTATGCGGTAGTCTACAAGCATACGTGTGAAGATGTCACGATGCAGAACTTCAGGCAGATTAAGGCCGTGGTGCTTCCAGGTGCGACATTAAAGGTAGACGGCCAAATACGAATCGCGGATGACCACACGGCATGGGCACCTCGACTAGAAATACTTGCCGCATCTGCCGATCCTCTGTGGGGATTGGGTGGTGCCGTACTGGCCACCTCTTCCGTGGCGCAGCCTGACGGTACGATCACCGGAACTTTCCAGACTGTATCCTGTACTTATACTAACACGGGTACTCGAAACAAGAAGGTTCTGGTACGAATGTCTGCCAAGAGGGCATCTGGTGACATGTATGAGAACTGGACATTAGACTACAATTATCCTGCGGTAACAGACGTTCGCAAGAATGTGACCTGGGGATACCTGGGTACAACTTTAACGGGATCAGCCTACATCCCCGCTGCCGCTGATGTTGAATTTGGTGTTAATGTAGACGCCACCACAGGCACCTTTGTTGTGCCCGCAGTATCCGACGTGAAGGCTCTTGTCACATATGGTGCGGGCGGTACTGAGTATACAGGCACATATTCTGGTGGTGGAAATAGTGGTGGCATTAAGGCCCCGTGGTCGTTCTGATGACAAACCTAGACAAGATTCCTCGCGGATCAGTTGTGGTGGTGAAGTGGTGGGACACGGTCACCGACCCACGATGGGTAGACCAAGAGGAATTTTGTCAACAAGAACTGGCCCTATGTGCTACCGCTGGGATCTGGATGCGAGCCACCAAGACTGTTGTATTCCTAGCACATAACGTGGGTGACGATGTTTGCGATGGGACCCGAATCCCGCGTGCGAATGTAAAAAGTATCGAGGTCTTGAAGCGTGGTAAACGATCCTGAAATAATGAAGGGTGTGTTACGGCTGATCGGCCTAATAGAACCGAAGGGCAGCCCGAACCCGGCGTTTAAGACCCTGGACGACGCCCTGGACTATCTTAGATTCCTGATCGTCTATTTGAAGTTCGACCTTGAGGCCACAACGAGAGAACGTGATGCCAAAGCTGACTAGGAACCGTGCCAATCAAATGCTCTCGGACTTGGTCCGCGAGATCGCGTCTGAGCAGACCGAGGTGGCCAAGGGTGGCACACCCGAGCAGGATCGGGTGATGACGAAGGCTGAGGCCCTAGCCAGAGTGATATGGGACATGGCCCTGGGGTGGAAGGAAGAGGAGGACCTGATCCGAGATGGCCAAGTAGTCGGTAAGCGGGTCAAGACCTACCCGCCGGCCCAGTGGGCGATCTCGCTAGTCTACGACCGCGCTGAGGGCAAGGCTGCACAGGCCGGGGATTCTGGCACGACCAATCCGACCGTGGCCGAACGGATCACCGACCGCACGAAAAACTGTTTAAACAAGTTGGCCGAGGCCGCTGACGACGACGTGGCAAACCGAACCGTGCCGCCGATCAGGGGCATTCCTCGGCATCCGAAACGTGAGGATGCAGACTAGTGCAAGCCAACGCCCTCATTAAGCCCCAGTTGCCAGAGCCATTCCCGGACATCCCGGAAATATGGATAGATCCAATAACTAATATAAAAATACCCAAAAGAGATATTAAGCGGAACATTGAGTGGCGACGCAACATGCTCACGCTGGCGGACAAGGACCCTGGTATGCAGGCCGAACTCCTGGCAGCTTGCAAGGAGTCGGTTCTGTTCTGGGTCAACGCCTTTGTGTGGACGTTCCACCAGTTTGAGACCGAGGGCAAGACTGGGCGACGATCTCAGTCTGAGTGGGCCGACGTACCAATGATTACCTGGGAAGTACAGGATCGGTTCTTCCTCTGGCTGGAAGACCATCTGGCCAACGCGCGCGACGCGGCGGCAAAGAAGTCCCGAGAGATGGGTGCGTCCTGGTGCTGCGCGGCGTTCATCCACCACAAGTGGTTATTCCGGCCCAACAGTCAAATGCTTGAGATGTCCCGGACGCGCGAGTATGTGGACCAGAAGGGTAACATGAAGGCCCTCTTCCAGAAGCACGACTACATGAATGACTGGCTGCCCACCTGGATGCGCCCACCCGGATGCCTATACGGCCAAGAGAATCGAACGATGATGCACATGAAGAATGTGCTGAATGGTTCCTGTATCGACGGCGAATCGACCACCGAACATGCCGCGTCGGGAGACCGCCGATTGATTATCCTGTTGGACGAGTTCGCCAAAGTTAAGTTCGGTGCGGCGATGCGCTCCGCAACACGCGACGCGGCGCTGATGCGGATAGTCAACTCTACCCCAGCAGGAGCAGGGACCGAGTATAGCCGGTGGATTAACGACGGCACGATTGACGTGTTTCCCCTGATGTTCTGGGATCACCCAGACAAGGGTGTGGGCCGGCACGCCGTACAGGATACTACTACGAGTGAGTGGAAGATCATCTCTCCGTGGTATGAAGAGGAGTGTAAGTGCCGGTCTCCGCGTGAAATTGCTCAGGAAGTTGACGCGGTCGATATTGAGTCTGGACAGACGTTCTTCACGATCTCGAATATCGACAAGCATGAAGCCCTGCACGCTCGGCCTCCACTGCACCAGATTGACCTGTGTCTGCGGCCCACGATTGCCGAGAACGTAATCAAGGACATGATCCACCAACGGAAGGTAGATGCTGTCCAGGTGACGCACAGGCAGGGTGCGCGCCTGTCGCTCTGGTGTGATCTTCCTGGTGGCCGGCCTGACCAGACCAAGACCTATCGGTTTGGGATCGACTTGGGGCGCGGCCAGGGTGCCAGTCCGTCTGTGGTGTCGATTCTCTGTGAGCAGACTGGGCAGAAGGTCGGGGAATGGGTTTGTGCCAGAACCCCGCCGTATGAGATGGGTAAGATCGTGGTGGCCCTGGCGATCTGGTTTGGCGGTTCGCTGCCCCAGCGCCTACCGTTCCTGACCTGGGAGATGAATGGCCCTGGCTGGGACTTCAGTCGCGTGCTGGTCCAGACGTACCAGTACCCGAACTTCTACCGGCAGATTAAGAAGGGGAAGGTGTCCGAATCCGCGTCCAAGACCTATGGCGTACACATGGATGCCGACACGAAGAAGCGGATCTTGTACGCCTACGACCGCAAGATCGCCACGGGCGAGTACGTCAACCCGTCCGCACGGGCGCTCGCACAGGCGCGCATGTATGTTCACTACGAGACTGGCGGCTGTGGACCTGCCGAATTGACCGACGCTACGGCAGAGGAGAAGAAGGAACACGGCGACATCGTGATCGCGGACGCTCTGTCCATCGACTTCGACAAAGCGCCGAAGATCAAGAAGGACGAGGTTGAGGCCCCAGAACACAGTCATGCCGGGCGCAAGAAGATTCATATGGCAAAGGTAAAGCCCACGAAGGCAAAGTCGTGGCGGAAAGTTTTCGACTATGTCTGAGAAGGTATTCCCAAGGCATTTTGCAGAGTGTGTGTTGAATGGGTTCCACCGGGCCAAGCGCTATCGTCGCGCCAGGGCCATGATTATCAAAGAGGCCGTGGGGCAGTATTACACCACGGACAAGGGGATCTCGGGGGACCAGCCGATTGCGCTCATGTTCCGGGCGATCCAGAACATTATCCCGAGCCTAGTGGCCCGGAGTGGCGTTAATGAAGTCACGACTGACTACATAGACTACGAGCAGACCGCCGAACTTATGTCCCTGGCGCTCAACACGTTGCAAAGTAAGAACCGACTACCCGACACCTTGCGGGCGGGGTTGGTGTCCGCGATCTTTTCCTTCGGGATCTTCAAGACGGGACTCGCGGCCAGTGGCCAGCTTTACAAGTTTGATGACGTGGATATTCAGGCCGGCCAGATTTACACATCGTTGGTGGACCTGGACGATTTTGTGTTCGACCCCATGTGTACGGATCGGTCTGAGGCTGTGTTCAAGGGCGACCGGAACGTGGTGCCCCGTCAGATCCTACTGGATGACGATGACTGCGATCACGACTTGGTAAAGGCCCTTCCGTCCGTAGAGGAACCTAATACCGCCGACAACCAGAATCTAGTCACGAACCTGACGAAAGATCGCAATGGGCAGCGTAACATGGCCTCGTTGCGGGACCTCGTTCGTGTGGTAGAGTTGTGGGTTCCGGCGGACAATACGATTGTCCTGATCCCAGATCCCGCCGTGTCGATCAATGACAAGTTCATCAAGATCGTCGATTTCTACGGCCCTGCCACGGGACCCTATACCGAGATGCAGTTGACCCCGCCGATCCCAGGAAACCCGTTTCCTGTGGCCCCGGCGAGTCTGTGGTATGACCTGCATAAGATGGCCAACTCCATGTTCAAGAAAACTATGGAGCAGGCCGAGCAACAGAAGGACGTGGTGTTCTATCGCCCGTCTAACGCGGACGAGATGGTAGACGCCCAGGAGGCTCAGACCGGGGCGTGTATTGCCTCTACGGACCCAAGCGCCTTCCAACAGGTCTCGTTTGGTGGACAGAAGGACAGCAACGTGGCCATGCTGAGTCAACTTCAGTTGTGGTTCAACTACATGGCTGGGAACCCTGACCAGATGGCCGGGATCAAGAGCGATGCCAACACTGCGACCCAGGCCGGGATCTTGCAGTCCAACGCAGCCGTGACCCTGGAGGATATGCGCGAGCGCTTGGAGACTGCCCATTCGGAGATCAGTGAGAAGCAGGCGTGGTATCTGTGGACAGACCCGCTGATCGAGATGCCCTTGATTAAGCGTAGTTCGGGTGGGCAGAAGGTTCAGTTGTTCCTGACCCCCGAGCAGAGACACGGTGATTTTCTGGATTACGTCTTCAAGATCCGCAAGGGTTCGACCGAACGGATCGACCCGCGCGTGCGCCAGAAGTTGATCCTGGACTTTGCCACGAATATCTTGCCGGCTGCCGTCATGGCGACCCAGTCCATGATGCAGTTGCAGCAACCGTTTGACCTGGTGGGTTATCTGACCCTTGTGGCGCGTGAGTTGAACATCTGGGACGATGTCCACCACCTATTCCAAGACCCGAAGTTCGACCAGAAGTTGCAGATGTGGTTGCAGATGGGTCCGCAGAATCAGGGTAAGGCGACCACGAACAAAGGCGTGATGCAGAACGGTGGGTTTCCCATGAGCCGGGTTAATTCGACTCCGTCGCAGATGTTCAACCAGCAGGCCCAGGGTGGGGCAAACCAGGAACAGGCTATGAATATGGTCGGTGGGGGTGGGCTGTAATGGGTCTCCTGACTTCCAAACAGAAGAAGGTGAACCCCCGGATCAAAGAGCGACAGTTTGTGTTGGTACACGAACTTTATGAACATAAGTTGATGGCGCGTGGACTAGGGTACGAGGACGCACACCAACAGGCGAGTAATAGAGAACTCGAAGCCAGAAAATACCCAAATGAATTAAAGGGGTTTCTGGATATGGAAGGGTGGTGTTAAGTGGGCATGTTAGCCGATTTTGGTAAGCGTTTGGCCGACCGACTTGAGGAACAGGGGCAGGTCGATTACTGGAATGAAAAAGCACGAAAGAATAAGAAGCGTATTGCCGAGACCCAGGCCAGATTGAAGGACAAGAAGAGTTGGCGCAATGAGGTTACTCGGCAACATGATATGGTAAAGTCCCGTTCAGACCTTTCTGAAAAAGACCCAAGCAAGTTTGGGATCGGTTTAGAGGACGAGTAGTATGTTATATTCCTGGAAATGCGACTGTGGCGCAACGCTGGACGAGATCGAATACCGACCCTGGCCGAACGTGCCAAAGTGTTCGTGCGGGTGCGATATGTACCGTGACTATGGCGGGGTGGCACTAGGCAACGTGCCGTATGCTAGGCCGGTCCACGCTACGTCGCTAGGTATTAACCCATGCCAGATAGACGAGCATAGGCAGTTGTATCCAGAAGTGAAATTAGATAGTGCGTGCCGTCCGGTCTTTGAGAATTTCAAACAGCAGGAGGCTTATCTCCAAAAGACCGGGTTTGAAAAACTTAAATGGTAGGGGAACGACAATGACCGTGAATGAAAAAGAACGCGATGCAACCAAGTTGACCACTGACAAGAGGCCCGACGATATTTCTATGGTGTCGGATGAAACAGTTAGTAAAATAGAGGCAGGTTTGAAAGCGTTGTCGGCTGACAAGTCTACCCCGGACGAACCCGCAGACGAAGAGGAAAAAGTTGCAGACGAGGAGCCGGCAGAGTCGAAAGAGTCTACCCCGGACCCTTCTGATGACAAGTCCACTGAGTCTACCCAGGATAAGCCGGCAGATGAAGTCAAGTTTCCCGATGCGTATTATCGTGCGATGATTCATCAAGAATGGAAACCCGAGGAAATTGAGGACCTGATTCAGACCAATCCTGAAAAGGCACTTGCTCTTGGTAAGAAGTTCTACGATTCGACCAATCGGTTGTCTGCACAGTTTGCAGCAATTGGTCGTAAGCCGGTCGAACCGAAGGCAGAGACACCGCAGGCCAAGACCTCGTTCAAGGGACTTGATCTGGCGAAGGTGGCTGAGGCACTTGGTATCGAAGAGAGTTCTGCCAAGAATCTAGTGGGTGAGATCAATACTGCCCTCAAGGGACAGCATGACGAGGTTGATCTGCTCCGTGTAGCCCTTAAGGAAGCGTCGGCACGCCCGACGACTACCCCTGAGGACAAGGCGTTGGAAAAGGAGGTCGATCAATTCTTCGGCGATAAAGAATTCCTATCCCTGTACGGGGAGTTCTATGGCAAAGAGGACAATCTGGACAACCTGACCCATACTCAGGCTAAGCGTAGGATTGAAGTCCTCGAACGGGCCGACGAGATTCTGGCTGGTGCAACTTTGAATAACCGGCAGATGTCAACCCAAGAGGCGCTAACCTATGCGCATTTCCAGGTAGCCAAGGACATTGCTGAGTCTGTCGTGCGAAAGGGGATCAAGGCTTCATTGACGAAGAGGGCCAAGAGTATGACGTTGGTCCCGTCAAAGGTATCAAGTGATACTGGCAAGTCCAAGACCCCGAAGGAGCGTGAAGCGGCACTGGAGGCCAAAGTTGCAGAGAAAATTAAGTCACTTAACTGGTAAGGAGTTACCACTATGTCCGTTAAAAACGCCGATCTTGCCGATCTGATTAGCATTACGCTGGCAGACCTGCCCGATCAAGAGTTCGACGTGGCCTGGGACAATCAGGACTACGAGTTCACCCGTATCTACCAGACCGAGAGAATGGAGATTGACGGTGGCGAGAGTATCGTCCGCAAGGTGTTGCTGGACGCCACTGGAAATGCCAAGTATTGCCGGCCCTTCGAGACCGACGAGCCGACTGTGGGCGACGTGATGCACACGATCACGGTCCCCTGGACCCAACTCAAGACCTCCTATTCTTGGGACAAGATTGAGTTGCTCAGGAACAAGAACAACACCAAGGGCTTCATCAAGCTGCTCAAGGTTCGTCGGATTGACGGCCTTCTGCCCCTGGCCAATTTGATCGAGGAGCGTGCGTGGAAGTCCCCGACCTCTGCGACCGATGACCTGTATCCCTATGGCGTGCCCTACTACATCAACCATATGACCAAGGGTACGACCACCGATGGGTTCACCGGTTACACGATTCGCTATCAGGACGCCAGTACCGGCACCGTTTGTGCAGGTATCGACGGTTCGGTAGAGGCGAAGTGGAGGAATTACGCGGCCCTGTATTCCGCAATCGACGCCTCGATGCTCAAGAAATTCCGTCTGGCCTTCATGTATACCAAGTTCAAGGCCCCTCTGAATGTGACCGATCCTTCTAGTCCCAGCGTCGCGGCCAAGCGCGTGTATGCTGACTTCAACACTGTGGCGGAGCTTCAGGAGTTGTGCGATGCCAAGGCCGATGACCACAGTGGCAAGGAGGTTTTGGGCAATATCACGATGGATGCTACCGGCTTGGTCTATTTGAACCGGCTGCCCGTTGTGCCGATTCCGCAGTTGAACGGGTACACCGATCCTGAGATCGGGACCGCGACCTGTCCGATTTACTGCGTGGACTTCCGTAAGTTCCAGCCGTTCGTGCATGAGGGTTACTGGATGGTCGAGACTGAGCCGATGACTGATCGTGGCCAGCACACGACCTTCACGATCTTCCTGGACGGTGCGCACAACAACCTCCTGCTCAACAAGCGTGAGGCTGGGTTCGTGCTGCACAAGGCTATTCCTGCGTCGTAACAAATGGACTTGTGTTTAATAGAGTAGAAACAATCAAGATTTAGGAGATCACAACATGAGTCAAGGAAAAGCACGTTGCTTGTATCTGGGCCGAAGTGGCCTGGTGCAGAGCAGCAACGCTCCTGATTGGAGCTTCATTTACCGGGCGTCCACCGTCAAGGACCAGGAGTTTTCGGTCGGTGATCGTGTGGTTATACCCGATGGTCGTGTGTTCCGCTATGCCAAGTCGGGTACTGGTGGTGTGCTGTCTTCGTTCGGTGCCCAATCTTCGGACATGGTTCTGATTTCGGCACTAGCCCCCGCCCAGACGACTCTGACCGCTCCCGGTTTTCCGGCTACTACTGGTAGGGTGTGCGGTGCAGTAGGGAGTTGGGTTGTTACCATTACCGTTGCAAGTGGTGATGGTGTGGCCGCTGATGGTGTGGTCGCTGAGGATGAATTCCGAGGTGGGTACATCGTGATCGGCAACCAGGGATCGAGTGCCCAGAATCGTGGGATCATAGGCAATACCGCTGTAGCGTCGGGAGGGGGTACGTCCGTAGTTACTCTCGATGGTCCGCTCACTACAGCGGTGACGGCTGCAACCACGTATATCGAGGTGCTGCACAATCCGTATAGTAATATGCGGCTTGGTAGCGCGGTTCGTTTGGAGCGTAGTTCGTTCCTTGGTATCCCGGCTGTGACCTCTACAGTGGGCCAGTATTTCTGGCTCCAGACCTGGGGTCCGACTTGGATCGTTGCGAGTGGTACGCCTGGATCGGACCAACCCGGATACGCCAATAACGACAGGGATGTATTCTTTGTCGGTGACGGTTCGATCTACGGCGGTCATGCCGCTACAGTCGAGTCCGGGTTCCAGAGGGCGGGCACGATCATCCAGAGCGATGTTTCTGGCGCTGGTGGTCCCCCGTTCGTGATGTTGCAGATCAGTTGTTAATTACAATAGCTTTGGCGGCTGTGCTATGAACAACCGCCCACTTTGACTATCTGGCTTTGGCGGCTGTGCCATAAACAACCGCCCATATTTGGTGAAATATGACAAGAGATGAAATCAAGGCGTTGGTAGAATCCAAGGGACTAGAGGCTAATGTGCGGATGCAAGGAGACCAAAAGACATGGAAGATCACGACTAAGGTTTCTTTTGAGATCCCAACCAAGGATACCTCAAATGCTATGGTGCTGGTCGGCCTTGAAAGTCACTTGAAGCGGTTTCAAAGATTCCTTACTACTTTGCAAGGGTAGACAACATGACGAATCAAGATGCTTTGAGATTCCTCGATACTGTGTGTAGCCAGGTCCCGTTGACCCGACAACAGCACATCGAGGTGCAACAGGCTGTAGCGACCCTGGCCCTTCTGGTACATCCAGTAGTGCAGGGAGAAACTGAGACTATCAAATTTCCTCAACCGAAGTAGGTTGTTCCCCTTGCGGGGGGTCAAGGATGACCCCTTTTTGGAGTAGACATGAGCGATCCGACCGGAACACTGACGACATTCGACCTTGTGACCCGCGTGGCTAAAGAAGCCGGCCTGGCGTTCTACGGCCTGGACGGCACCTATCCCGCGTCGGCCCCGATTGACACGCACGATCTTGACCTATGCCTGGGGATCGTGAATCGTGGGATTATGATGTTCCAGGCCGACGCCCCGCCGAACGGATGGAATTGGCGCAAGCAGTTGATGTATACCAAACTGGCTCCTGCGATCACGGGCACGGCCACGGCTGGCACGACCACGACCCTGACCTGCACAGCCAAGGCGGGGCAGTATGCCAACGACTACTTCAACGGGTACACCCTGTGGATCACCTCGGGGACGGGTTTAAACGCTACAGCGGTCGTGACTGACTACGTCGGTCTGACTGGCGTGTTCCACTTCACTGGGGGAATGTCTGATGGGTCCACACCGGATACATCTACCGTCTTCAGTATTAGCTGCTCTACACAGGTCGTTCATGGCGAATCGTCTAGGTATCTCATGCCTGCCGGGTTTAACGGCGTCGCTGAGGGTCGCATCATCTATGATCGCAATACCCGCCATTCGACCATTATCAACTGGGTGGACGAGAGCGAGATCCGACAGCGACGATCCGTTGTTGAATTGCTCGGCTACCCCCTGTGGGCCTCGCTGCGCCCCCTGAGCGCTGGTGACAGCACCACATATCAGAAGAGTCGAAGACAGTGGGAATTGATCGTGAACCCGCGCCCGGTCAAGGCCGACACGCTGGTATTCCCGTACACGGTCTACTTCGACCGGATCGACCTGGTCACTGGCAAGGCCACGGCGGCTGGGAGTTCAACGACGTTGGTGGACTCTGCTCGTAAAGAGG